TCGACCTTTGCCTTTTTGGTGAAAACGCTTGTCTAAATCCGAGTTCAAACGCGATTGTTTACGGCGTAAACTACTAAGCGAGTAACTCCTAATGAAATGGGGGTAAGCGGGATACGGTAACGTGCCTTGCTTACCCCTGTTTAACTTTGAGGAAATTAAATGTCTGATATTTCAGCGCAAACGAAAAGTATGGGGCATTTGACGACTCAGGCGCATGAGTTCGTAAAGCAGCATGTAGAATACGACGTAAATAACCGCGCAGAGTATGTCTACACGATAAAAGCAGACGGGCTTAACAACGCGCCGTGTTCTGTTGTCCGGTACTCGTATATCGGGCTTACTGGAGATATTTCTTTCATGAAAGAATATTCAGGAATTTGGAATAGTGCCTGGGAAACATTCTAAGGGGAACTAAAGTGATTTTTCAGCACGCTAGATTTCAAATTTGGTCGGCATTGCAGCACCCGTGGAAGCACTCGACGAATGGGTTGGTGTATTCAAATCCTGCTTTGCCGCCAAGCATTACAAATCTTTCATCTGCTTTGGATTATATCGTCGCTGTTCTTTACCCGCAAACAAAGCCAAGCGTTGCGAATCCTGCGGCTCTTCCTTTGGTTGGAAACTCCATAAACGACTACCGGGTTGTTTTGGACGACGGAGACGGAAAATCCGCGCAGCATCGCTGGGAGCAAAGAGAGGGAGAAGGCGCAGCAAGCTGGCATAAAGTGGGAGACGTAGATTTCGGCGTCGATTCTATTTTGCAGCAATGGAACCAGGACACCCTGCACCGGTATGTCTCCAAGTACGGGCACAATGACCTTGACGCGAACGGCAATGAGTATGTTGGAGACGACTACGGCCAGCATATTTATGGCGGAATAAACGCAACAGGAAACCTGATATTAAACGCGAATGCTGGAGACGGGGTTGGCGCTCAAACGGGGTATATTTTTGCACGAAGTAACGTCGCACCTTATATCACCTCGATATACAGCTTAGGAACACCGGCGAAGTGGTTTGCCAAGGGGTACTTTTCGACTGAAGTTAATATCGGAAATGTGACAATTTTCGGTAGCGGAAGCATGTCATGCTCAACCGGTCAATTTGATTTTGGTGCTTTGAATTTGCTTACGACCGGTACTGTTACGGTATCGACAATGGATATTTCTGGCGGTAACATTTTTGATAGTACCGGTTCGATTGACTTCAACACGAACAATCTTACCGGTATCGGGCAGATTGGCGCAGCCAATATAATCGCCACAGCGGCGGTATCGACTCTTAAGTCCGGTTCAAACATCGGCACGACGACGTTTACAGACGGTAATATTGTATCAAGCTCTGGAGCTTTAGCTTTCGGAGCAAACAATTTATCGACTACCGGGTCACTCACCGGGTCGTCTCTGTTCACAAACAGCGTTTCTATTTCGACGAATGTTATTTCTGCGACGACGTTGGCGACAAACCTTGATTTGACTGCAACGGGCGACGTTCGGTCACTGAAGAAATTCTACGGCAATTTAGGCGCAGAATTTACTGGCGGCGACGTTATCATAAACGCCGCAAAGCTCCAGGTGTCTGGTGTCGGCTCTGAGTTTACTTGCGACGAATTGAAAATAGACGGCAAAACTCTTTCATCCACGGTTGGTGAGCTTTGGATTGTTCCTCTTTCGACAAACCTCACTATGTTCGGAACGGGCATATACCCTTTTCTCAACAACGGTAACGACCTCGGAAAATCCGGGAACAACTGGCAGAAACTTTGGCTTGGAACAGCGATTGGAAACGCTTCCGGCCAGATAACTATGACCGATTTGCTTTCTTTGAAATCGACGCCATACCGCGACACCGGACGCACAATTCTGGCGGTAGCCGGAGATTCTTTGTTCTGGAGTGGGACAGAATGGCTTGCATCAGCGCCGGATACTGAAATAGCCCATAATTCCCTAAGCGGACTGACGACGGGTGACTCCGGGCATACGCAATTTGTAATGCTAAACGGTCGCGTAGGTTCGCAGACTATTTACGGCGGAACTTTAGCGTTCCAAAATCTTCTTTTGGGTTCGACTTTTAACGCCTCTAAGGGCGCTGTATTTACGATGGATAACTTTTTCCCGCTCACGGACGCGGCCCTTGATATCGGGCAAGTTACCGGGAGATTCAAGGACGTTTATACATCGGGACAGTTTTACGGCTTGCGTCTTGAGAACGTGGCAGCAAACCCTGGTTTCAGCGCGCCTACGGCTGGACGCCTTGTTTTCAACACCACAGACCTGGACGTTTACCTTGACACTGGCGTTGCTATGAAACGCCTTAATCACAACAGCTACTCGGCGGACACAAGTTGGAACGGAACGGATACGACAAAGACCGTTACTGTGAATGACGTTGACGCTCGGTTTGCTCTTTGGCAGCTTAAAGACAACACAAATAATTACGAAGTAATTTACTGCAAAATTGAGGCACTTTCTTCTACGTCGGTTCGTCTCACTGTAACGCCAGCATTGCCAGCCGGTGCTTACCGTTTGACTGGAGTTGAATAATGAGTTTTTTCTCGATACTGGACAAAGCGACTTTAGAAAATCTTGCTGCGGACCCGACTTCTGTTTCTGGGCGCATGTACCTGAACACTTCTACTGGCGCGAAGTGGTACGACGGCGCGGCTTGGCGTGTTGCAGCAAACCTTGATTCAACGCAGACTTTCACGAATAAAACTTTGGACGCGGCAAAAGTTTCGACGTTTGTGGACTACGCCGAAATCGCGTCTCCGGCAAATCCTGCGGCTGGAAATCAAAGAATGTACGCGAAGTCTGATGGAAAAATTTACAAGAGAACTAGCGCCGGGATTGAAAGCCAGGTTGGGTCCGGTTCTTCGTCCGGTTCTGGTGAGCTTAACATGGTTTCCAATCCTTCTGCCGATATAGAGGTAGCGCCTTGGTCTGCAACGGGCGGAACTTGGGCCTCTCCAACAAGAACAACCACAAGCGGCGACCTGCCTTTAGAGAACCAAGTAACTACCGCACTAAAGTTAACCTCTCCAACCTCTGCGCTTGTCGAGGATTCTCATTACATCGGCATAACGATGACTCCGGGTGAGGCTTTAAAAAATAAAAAGCTTAAAGTTGAATTCTACATGCGACCGGGAACCAACTTTATTGCGAGTGAATGGACTGTATCTGTTTATTCAGGCGCAACTCGCATGGCACTTTCTACCGATGCAAGTGGTGTAACTTACCTACCAAGCGCAACGGGTAAATTTACTACTACGTTTGATACGGATTCATCTACTTCGTACACCTTGCGCTTTGCTAGGACGGTAAATGCTGGTCTTAATGCCGCCGTATTGAACGTGACTAATGTGATTGTTGGGCCGGGGATACAGCCGCAGGGTGCAGTGGTGGGTGAGTGGACATCCTATACACCTACAGTTACTGGTCAAGGTGCGGTTACGATAGCCTACGCAGCTTGGCGGCGTGTCGGTTCTAATATGGAGATTAAGGCAAAGTGGACTGCTGGTAATGTGACATCAGCAGATTTAACGGTAACACTACCAACAGGCTACACACACGCCACAAGTGCAAGTGGAATAGCTACTGGTTCTATGGTTACAAACTACCCAAGTACAGGATTTTCAGCGGGTCTGTTCCCTTTTCTCGATTCAAGTGCTCAAACACTTCTTTATTGGGCGGGTAACAATTCCCGCTCGGGGTTTATTCCAATACCCGGTAATACTATCACCGTAAACGGGTCGTTGGTTACTTGTACAGCGTCATTTGCCGTAAATGAGTTTGCCGGTTCTGGCGCTGTGAATCTGGCGCAGAATGATGTGGAGTATGCGAGTAACAGTTCAACATCCACCGGATCTAATGACAATTCATTTGCCTACGGCCCTGCTGGTAGTTTAATTGTCAGCTACGCACCCGCAGGTACTGCGCACATTGATAAAAGAGTTAGGTTCCAAGCGCCAATTCAATCAACTGACCAGATAACGCTAGAGGTTTGGGACACGATCTCATGGTACTCCTTTGATCAACGGCTGGGCGGCTTTAGATTTACAGACGCCGGAACAACAGCGTATGGCCCGAAAATCGTTAGTGTTAGCACTACTGATGTTGATGTTCAGTTTTACAGCAACATAGATGCAGTAAATGCGTGGTCAGCAATTAATACATGGCGGTGGCGTTTAAAGAAAACAGCAGGCGGTCAAGCTGTAGGCTTCGGTCTCGCTACTGCTACGCAATCGGGACTTGTTACGGCGCAATCATCTGGGACATTCACACCTTCATATTTCGACGCGGCCACAGGTGGGAATGAATGCACATATACGTCAAGAGAAGGGGTTTACCATAGGTTTGGGAAAGTGGTTCACTTTCAGGTTACTTTAGATATTTTGAGTATTTCTGGAATGACTGGCGCAAATATTGGTTATATTCGTGGATTGCCTTTTGTTAACAGAGCGGTTGCTGGAAATTATGAGATGGCTTTAGGTGTTATAGCTAATCTTGTTACGTTTACCGGCATGTTAACAGCCTATATACCGGCTTCCGAATCATATATTCGGCTTATGTCTTATGCCTCTGGTGGGAGTCCCACTGTTCTAACCGTAAGTAATATCGGAACGGGATATGTGACAATTTCAGGGAGTTATTTTGTTGATTAAAATAATATTGTTAGTCTCATTTTTCTCAAGCTGCAGTTATTTTAAACGGGATAACAAAGCAGAAACGCCAACGGCTAATGAGGCGCTTTCAAACAAGAAGGCGTTCTATTGCGCAGAGGGGAAAAGGGTACTTGCAGAACGCGGATTCATGGATTCCCGTTGCGACTCTCTTTTGTTCACGGCGCTTTGGTCTACTGCCTGTGGGCCTGTTGACCTGACAAGCTGGGAGGATATCGACACTCCCGGAAAGTGGCACCGTAACCCGAATAGAGATTGCTTTCTAAATGGACAGCCTAATGGATCGGCCTCAAGTATCAGCAGGGATATGTTTTTGGGGTTGTTTCACCATATCTGGTCAACCAAAGATAAGACTATGATTCAAGATATCGTGAACTATGGCGAGGAACACAACTGGATCATGGGCGAGGCCAAGGATAACGAGACTTTGCTGTCTCGCTGTTTGATGACTCCGCAGCTTATCTCTCTCGCAAAGGATATTAAAAGTGGGCTATTTGGACTTGCGGCAACTCGACAAAGCAGCGATGACGCGGTGGGAACGAATGTGGGCTTTCGTGCCCATTTGGATATTCTTAGGATCTTGCTGTCTGGCAGGGTTCGTGGCGGCGTATCTGATTCTGAGTTGAGCACGTTAAAAGATCAGGCAAAGAGACAGCCACACAATGCTCTCTATGTCGCAGCCTATGAGAAGTATTCTGGTGGCAATCATGCTGCGGAACTTCTTTTGTCTCAAGAGCATTTCCCTAACGACAGGCTTCCAACAACGGCTAATCATTGCATCAACTACCTTCATTCTCGTGATGAGGGGGACGAAGACTGGAAGCCTTGTGCGGAAGCTCCTTTAAAAGAACACGATGGAACCGACTTTGTTTTTGCAGCATGGGTAGTACTGGGGGAAAAATGACACCATTACTCTTAAGAGAATACGCTTTGAAAATGGTTGGAACGCCGTACCTATGGGGCGGAGACGACCCAATGTCAGGGTTTGATTGCTCGGGTCTTTGCATCGAACTTTTAAAAGCTGCGGCAGTTTTGCCACACGCCTACGACGGCACGGCGCGTGATCTCTTGAAAGAAATGATTAAACGCGGCGGCTCTAAAACGCTTACCCCGATTTTCGGAACGCTTTGCTTTTTCGGCAAAAACCCGGATAATATAACGCACATCGGATTTGCAATTGACAGGGAAACCATGATTGAAGCTGGCGGCGGCGGAAGTGCTACGACGACACTTGACGAAGCTATAAAGTCGAACGCATTTGCGCGACTGAGGCCCATTAGCAATCGCAGTGACCTAATGGCAATGTGTAATCCTCCTTACAGGTGGGTATAAAATGGATCCAAAATTTGCTTGGCAATCTAAAACTCTTTGGGCAGCGATTCTTGTGGCGGCGGCTCCGATGTTTCCTCCTATCGCGCAAGTGGTTATTTCCAATCCTACTCTTTGTAGTGCTTTGGTTGGAACTATTTTCGGCGTACTACGCATGGTAACAGACAAAGCGGTGACGATTAAAAAATGAGCGAGGCCCTAGAAATAACAGATTTTTCTGGAGGGGTGACGGATTACCCCTTGAACGCGCAGCTAAACAAGGCTGAAGTGGCGGATAATCTTTTACTCGAACAGCAGGGCGGGGTATCTCGGTACGTCCTACGCCCTGGTTCTGATTACATAAACCAAACATACCCGCAAATACCGGAAGGTCTTCAAAGAATTTCGTCCTTGTGTATGCTTGGGAAGTACCTTCTAGTTCATACGTCTTCAAAAATTTATTACATCGACCCCGCCGGGAATAACCCGTTCTTAGATACGCAGCTTTACGGCGGACCTTGGAACGGAAGCGACGCAAACAGAACTTTGACTATGGCAAGGTTTTCATCGGACGGGATGATTTTAGCGTCCTATCAGCAGTATCCGGTAATGGCTTACCTTACGGCAACGGTTCCTAAGACGCAGACAGCGGGATTGCCACTTCCATCGACTCCGACACCAGCAATAACTGCGGGCGCGAACAACTGGCTTTACAAGTTTGTTAACCGTAAAGACGTAGTGATAGGTTCAGCGAGTTACACGCTCCTGAGTGCCCCGACTGCGGCGCTTCAGACTTTGAACGCGGCAAGCGTTAATTTTTCGGCAGTTCCTACGACGTACACAAACCTTTCGGACACTTTTTTTCCGACCAATCCTCAGGTTGAGGTTTATCGGACGATACACAACGGAACAGTGTTTTACTTTGAAGGGGTAGTAACAAATCCAACTACAACTTTCCTTTCGACTATGTCTGACGCGACGTTGCAAACGCAGAAACGCCTTTATACTGAGGGCGGGGTTCAGCCAAACACAAAACCTCCCTACGCTTCAATCGTCCACACAAACGGCGACGTTACCTACTACGCGGGGGTACTTGCGGAGCCGAATACTGTATACCAGTCCATTCCTGGGATACATTGGGGCGTCCCGACTTCTTTCAACGGACTGACGGACGACAACATTGTAGGTGTGTCGTCGGTGTCTGGCGTCACTGTTGTTTGTTGTAAAAATAAAACGTATCGCATTGACGGACGCTTTGACTCTTTTGGAAGAGGCGGAATGTCTCTTCAGATTATTTCTGATACCGCATCCTGTGTATCGGCGCAGTCTTTGGTCCAAACAGAGGACGCCCTGTATTGGGCGGGAGCAAACGGAATTTTCTCCTGCGACGGCTACCGAGTTACGCGGATAAACGAGGACTACGATAAAACGTGGTCTAAGATGATAAACAAAACAAGATCGTCTTATTCGGCGGCAAATCGTACCGGACTTGGCAGAATACAGGGCAAATACGACGCACAGAATAAACGGGTTTACTGGACTTTGCAGCGCGGAGAATTTGGAACAGATTGCGACATACTGTATGTTTTGGACACGCGGTATGGCATTTCTAAAAACTCAGCGTTTACTACTATGTCTGGCGGATACTTTTCTCCAGATACGAATTTTACGAGCGGTTGGGCCGATTATTTCTCTGCTACAGCCGTAGAGTTTTACCCGGAGTACGACAATAACGACTACCACGGCGCTATGTTTAGGGCGGACAAGCGCGGAATTGTCCATGTGCACCCGGTAAACAGTATCTTTAACTCGGCAAGTAATCTGACTTATGACAGGGCGTACACGGTACTCGGCGTCCCTTCACTTTCCGAATCTCTTTATGCCGGGATACCGTATTCTTATATTTCTCCGTCGTTTAATTTCGGGTCAAGCGCGTCGCGAAAATGGGTTCCACGGCTAAACCTCAACCTCGATTACACCAAAGCGAGCACGTCAAACATTCGCGCAGACATGAAAATATTTTCCATAAACGACGCCGGAAAAGTAGAGACACAGCTTGATTCTCTTTCCCAGCCTGTTGTGACGTTGACTAATTCTCACAACTACAGCTTTGCGTCAAAGTGGAGACATTTCGCCAGAACAGCGTTGCGTTGTGTTTTTAAGCAGATAAAGTTCCAACCAGAAAACATAACGCTTCAAACTTCAGAGCCGGGGAACCTTGCCTCTGTTGCGGGAAATATCGTTACTCTCGGTGTTGGAATATACGACACGGTAACAGCATACTCAAAGATTTATTTCGCCGATGATAATTACACGACTGGATACCTTATTGTTAACGCCGGTTTTCCGGGGTCAAACTTGCAGACACTCACCTCGCCTCCAGGGGGTTCTGGAAAATCCTGGAAAATAAAAGGTGTGTCTAAAAACGTGTTGTTCCCGGTTCTTTCCTACAACATTCATTTCACAACACTCAGGGATTCTAACCAGGCGTTTGCGCCAAGTGAGGCTCAAACATGATTCAAAAGCCTACGCTTGACGCAGAAATGACAGATATCCGGGTCCGCGAAAGTATGACCCGGATAAACAACAACTTCGCAGGGAACCCTTTAAACAAGGGCAGTTTTGAGTTTTTCGCGTTCACTTTCACAAACACAACCGGGGCAGTCGTGAACTACACCGATTATCCTTTGCCCCACGGTTTAAAATTCACGCCGAAAGACGTTATTCAAACCAGCCTAATCGGAGACGCATGGGTGTGGAAAAACGCTAAGTTCACAGACACCGACGTTGTGGTGTCGGTACAAGTCGCGGCAAATTCGACAACAGCGGTCAGGGCATTTATTGGGCGCTACGAAGAGGGTCTACTTTAATGGCTGATTACCTGACATACCTGACGATGAAAACGAAGGTAAAAAACGACACTGACACGCAGTCGGAGACGTTTGTTTCAGATCCGGAGCTTTTGGGATTTTTTAACGAAGCAATCGACGAGATTGAAAAGGAAGTCCACAAGCTGAATGAGGACTACTTTCTAACCAATACCGTTCTTTCTTTGGTGTCTGGAACAGAAGAGTACGCTTTCCCATCCGACATTTACGCCATGAAAATACGCGCTCTTGTTTACCGCAAAGGCACCGACGTATACCCGATCAAAAGGCTAAGGGACTGGCGAAAACTGGAGAATTTTGAAAGCAACAAGAGCCTTCAGCAGCAAATTACCCGCTACAATTACCTCGTTAAAAACGCGGTTGCTGGTAGTCCTAAAATTGTTATTACCCCTGTTCCTGCGGAAACCGGGGCCTATGTCCAGGTGTGGTATATCCGCGCAGCGAATAAACTGCTGGTTGACGCTACTGTTTGCGACATTCCTGAAGCGTCCAATTACATTATGCAGTATGTTAAATGTAAGATTTTTGAAAAAGAGCACAATCCGATTTTGCAGAAGGCGGCGGAAGACTTGGCAGAAATGAAGACCAATGTTTTATCGTCTTTGTCTGAGAGAACGCCGGATAACGATACGACGATTGAAGCCGATTTTTCGTACTATAACGAAATGACTTGAGGGTAGACCATGGTATTTAAAGACCCATTTAATAAACCGCTTGACCCAGTAGTGGCGAAAGCAGTTAACTATAAAACCCCGCTTCAGACCATGACGGCGCAAACTGCGGCAGCGGCTAAAGCTCCGGCTCCGAAGCCCGCTCCGGTTAATCCGGGCGGACAGGGTATTCAGTCTTTCATGAGAAATCTACCCTCTGCAATTAAAGCCATACCGGTTACGCCCCCTGTAGCTCCCCCTGTAGCGCCGCCTCCTGCTTTGACAGCGCCGCAAGCCCAAGCGGCTATGGTTCCCGGCTTAGACAATCGCGCCTTGGACGCTCTTCACGGCTACGCTTTATCGGACGGGCCAAGCCCATGGCTGAAGCTCGCCACAGAGAAACAGCAAGCGGACGAGGCAACTCAGCTTGACAGAACAGCGCAGCAATCGGCAGGAGCACAGGCGCAGGCTATGGATTCTATAGCTATGCGCGGCGGACTTCGCGGCGGATCTGCGGAAAACCTGGCTAGACAAAGCATGGAGAATACCTTGCTCGGCCAGCAGGGTGTAAGAGCGCAAGGTGCGACACAGCGCCTTGGCCTCGGTATGGACGACGAGAACCGAAAAATGGATATTCTCAAAGGTCTTCCAGGGCAGAACTTGGGCATCTGGCAGCAGGGAATGGCAGCTAAAGGCGCTTCAGAAATGGCGGACGCTATTCGGGCGCAGGGCGGCGGGGGTGGGCCGACTGGATTTGGCGACCCTACGCAGAATGCTGTTAATAAACTTCCTTCCGGTCCTGTCAAAGAGACTGGAAGCGCGTGGAACAAAATGACAACTTTTAACCCGGTACTTGACCCTACAGGCGGACTTATTTCCGGGTCAAACGCAATAAAGACACTAAAGACACCTAGTTGGTTGGGGGGTTAATATGATTTGGCCATTGATAGCAGGCGGCGCAGGCGTAGGGCTTTTAAAAGCATACCGCGATCAGCAGAATGAAAAGGGGGCGAGAGAGCTTGCAGCGGTAACGGCTAAGTATTCGCCGTGGACTGGGATGCACCCGCAAGCAGTTAAAAAAGCAGACTACCTTGGCAGCATGGCAGAAGGCGCTTTAGGCGGAGCTTCGTTTGGGCAGAACATGGAAATGGCGGACGCTTATCAAAACAACCTCCAGGCAGACACCGCCATGAAAAATCAAATAGCTCAAAACCAACAGCTACAAGCACTTGAAAATGAAAGGTCTAAAAACGCGGCTCTTTATACTGTTGCCGGACTAGACGGGACAGAGGCAGGCGCACTTTCTCCGAGAATGACTGACGCGGAAATGGCGAAGTATTACGAAGACGACAATTCGCCTTGGGTTATTAAACCAGACGAAAAAAAGAAAAAATAGAGGGGTTATTAAATGGCCGGAAGTCCATGGTACGACATTTTTAGCACGCCGGAAAAACCGCTTACGCAGGTATCAGAAGAGGACTTGCTTAGGGCCATGGCGTCTTCAACAAAGCCCGGTATCCGCGCCGACTCGGTTATTCAAAGAGCGAATGCCAAGGATATGGCTTTAAAAGCCAGTACCCCTACTCCTGCCGCCGCCCCTGCAAATCCGGTTGTTGACCCGTATATTGCATCCCTTGGATCTGGAGACGCACCGCCAACAGGAGCAAGCGATGCTTACGGACCTTCTGTTCTTGCCATGGCAAACGAAGCGTATAATTCTCCAGAAGCCCGTAAGTATTTGGCGGGCCTTGAGGAAAGCCAGAAGGCAGCTATCAAAAATCAAAAAGCGGGTGTTACTTCAGCGCAGGGAAATTTAGACAACTTCTTGAAACTTCCCGCGCAGTATGACCTGTCTCCTTTGATGAATCTCTCTGATTCATGGTTTGGCTCCAACCTGCAAAAAGGCTACAAGGCTCCGTCAAGTGCCCAAGAGCTAATCGGAACACGCTCGGCACTAGAAGGCGCGTTAGCTAAAAACCGCATGGGTGTGACAGAGGCGGAAAAAGATCGGTTGCAGCAGAACCTAACCAACCGGCAAAAAATGATTGATACTTTGACTAACGCCGGAATTGCCGATGCAAAACGTCTTGAGGCAAAAACAGCGGCGGGTACCAGAAGTGACTATAAGGAAGCGCAACAAAAACTCTCGGCAGAAAAGCAATTCCAAACTGAGTACGGGAAAAATGTTTTAGGGCTTGCTCAAATGCGTAGCTCACTTGAAAACATGCGAAATCTAATTTCCAAAAACGGTAGAATACCTGAAATCGGTTCGGAAGAGTACAACCAGTTTAAATCAGAGCTTTCAAGCGCCCTTACAACTTACAATGTTGAGTACGCTAAACTCGGCGCATTGGCAGGGGCAGACTTGGGACTTCTAAATACAAGATTCGGTACAAGTCCTAGCTACCTGGATACATGGTTACAAGAGAAGTTTTTGAATAAGAGCATATCAAAAACATTAGCTAATATGGCAAAAGACGCGGATACAGCCGTTTCAACGCTAAACGCAAGAACAAAAATGTACGACAAGTTTATACCGGACGAAAGAAAAATAACCTTCGACGCATACGAAAAGGCGAAAGGAGGAAGAGAGGGTTCAAATTCTCAGGGTTCTAGCACCTCTACTTTGCAGGGACTAAACGCAAGCCTTGACGCGGCGGAAGGTAAGAAATGAGTGACCCAATAATTGACAGGGTTGAGTCAATGCGAGCTAAAGGCTTTGACATGTCAAAGCTACCTGACGACGTTAAGGCGTATATCAGACAAAAAGCAGCAGAAGAGGCGCAAGGAAGTGCGTCTTCTGACGAAGACAATTTACCCGTAGTTCAGGAACAACACCCAAGCATTTCTTTCGCAGACAGATTTAAAATAAAAAACTTCGGCGACGACGCCATGGCGTCTATTGCATATTTAAAGAGCGAGCACCCGGAAGTTGATTTCTCAACAAGAAAAGGTCAGATAGTAGCCAAAGCTCCGGGAGAAAAAGACTGGCGGGTTTTAGACCCGTCCAGCTTTGACATTCAGGACATTACCGATCTTACCTACGATGTTTTAGGAGGTATCGGGCAAGGGGCAGCTACAGCAGGGGCGGCGGTGTTAGGCGGAGGATTTAGCGCAGGTGCCGGTGCAATTCCTGCGGCTATGGCGGCAGGCGGCGCGACAGGGGTTGGAATAGAGGCGGCGCGACAGGGCATTGGCAAATGGATGGGTGTTAACGACTTCGATAAGACAAACCTCGCCATTTCAGGCGGTATCGGTTTGGCGGCTCCTTTAGCCTTCGGAACCGGCGCGACTAAATCGGCGCTATCCGGGGCTTTAAAAGGGTACTCCGACGACGCTGTTAAGGCGCTTTCTCTGAAGGGAGGGAACTTCGTTAGTAAAGCGGTAGTGCCGGACGCGCTTGCGAAAGAAACGGCACAATCTGTTTTGGAGAAAGCAAACAAAGGCATACTTTCAAACCCCGCGTCAAAACTCGGCTCATTTCTTTCTGGTATTCCGCGCAGGGTGTTGGAGAAAATGCACGAGCAAGTTTCACCAGAGGTCCGGGCCTTTCTCTCAAAAGCGTATGAGATTGACCCAGAAAAGTCTCTCTCGCACCTACAAGCTGCCGAAATAATACAGGCTCAAAAACCCGGAGAACTGGCAAACCAATTTGTCGATACAGTCAATGAAATGGTTCAAAGCAAGCGCGAAGAGGTAGGCGCTAAAATAGGTCGGGCTATCGACAATTCAAATGTGCAGTTTAACATACCAGCGATTAG